CGCCTGCGATATTTTTGAATCTTTGGGTCGATGTTGACGTCAAGATTGCGGAAGGCTATCGAGCTGACGGGGCTGGTATTGTCCTTGTATAAAAGGAAATTGATATAACCGGAACGGGGTAGGGTTGATTCGTTTTCAAAGTCAAACCAATCAGCACCAGTGCCGGATTCCACGGTAACCTGAAGCAGACGCACATTTGTGGTCCATGTGGCATTCGATTGATACCATTTGCCATCTTCATCGAGTGTCCAGTACGTTCCATCGTTGCCGTAAAGCAGCACAAGGGCAATAGCATCGACACGCGTGCTGCCATAGTTGCTTTTAGGGCTGTACTGAAAGCTAAAGTCAAGAAGGTCATCTTGGATGACGTACACATTGCATGAACGTATCCATGTGCTCTGACCGGCTTCAGTGTCGATGGTTACATATTCATCATTTATTTGAGTATTCTGGTAGACAACTTGGCGTTCAAATAACCCGCCTGCCGCGATGGGTGTCTGAAGTGTTCCACGCTGCTTCGTCCAGTTCAGCACGCTGTACCTGTACGTCTCGTTGGGGTAAGTTCCCGTTGTGCCAAGTTGCGTGCCGTATTTGAACGACTCGTTGCACACGACCTGATCGTAAGCGGCCCAATCGTAACTGACCGTGGTCGCCTTCGACGGCTTATTCAGCGTCTTCAGCATCTCCGGCATGATGGGCTTGACACGCTCGTCATATCCAACCTCGACCTTGAACCGCGTGTTGAATGTCGCACGCTGACCGCCGACTGGCTTGTTATTGGTGAACCCCCTGATGTTGTCGGTAGGTGAGACGAACATGTCTTCCACGCGCACGATCCACCACTGGCCTTGCCATTGAAACAGGGTTTGGTTCCACGACAAGTTGATTTTTTCGAGCACCGTGTATGAGTCTTCAAAGACTCCCGGTGACGTCTCAAAGGTTCGTGCGTCGATGGTGCATTGGTCGATGCCCGTGTCCGTCGACGTGGTGGTCATTGTGTCGTCGAACAGGTTGCTGATGACGTTGCAGTTGAAAAAAGTCTGCACGGTCTCAGTCGATGCGTATTGAATAAGCTGAAACGGCGTGTATGTGCCGAGCAGGACAGCACCTGCGCCGTCGTTGAGGGGGATAGTCTTCATGGCCCCGAAGCCTTCGTCTGCGCGAAGGGTGAGGATATGGTTCTGTGCTATCCAAGTTTCCTGCATGTCTTCCTGCGACAGCACGCCGTACCAATAGCCGGTGAACGCCCCGAAGTCAAAACGCACCTGCATCTCCCTGTCATCTGACTCAATGATGAAGTCTTCGATGTCGACGCCGTTGATGCTTGCCAGCACTTCGATGGTCGCCTGTTGCGGCCGTATCGGCTTGAAGATGTCATTGTCCGTGTTGAACTCTGACAGGACGAAGGGCCGCGGTCCGCCGTAGATGGTGATGGGGTCGCCGGTGTAAAAGTCATCATCGACAATGAACGACAACACGCAGACATCTTCCTGCGCGTTTGTCCATTCCATTCGGTACTTGACACCCATCAGCCGACCCTATTTATGCGTGCGCTGCCGGCATTGAGCACGCCGACAAGGTCAGTGCCCCGTTGGATAAATACAACCTGGCCGGCAAGGTTCAGGCCACCCCCGACAATGCCTGCGCCGGATTGGAAGGAAGGTGCGACAGACCTGCCGACTTGTGGGAGCCGGAACCCGCCACTGCCGCCACCCGTGAAGCCAAGGCCGGCTTGGAAGGATTGGCCGAAGGGAACAGTGCCGCCTGATATGGCAGTGACAATGGCTGCGAAGACAGCGGCCTTGACCACTGCCTTTGCGATGTCGATGACAAGTTTCTTGATGCTTTCGCCGAGGGCCTTGATGGGGTCCTGCCCGCTCTCGATGGCACTGAAGACCGCGTCAATGGACGGGCCCAAGTAGTTCAGGAACTGGTTGGCCGTCTGATTGGCGAACTCTTGCAGCTGCAACAGCCTTTCCCTTGCGCCATCGATTTGCTCTTGGCTTATTATTTCCGCCCTGACAAGACTTTGCGGCTTGACCAGAACTTCGTCAAGTTTTGCCTTCAGTTTGTCAAGTAGTGTGATTTGCTTTTGTATCTGCGGCTCAGCGGCTTGCTGGTTTGCAAAGATGTCGACCGCGCTGATTTGTCCGGCCCGTGCCCTCAGTGCATCGCGCTCCTTTGCACGCCTTGCAAATTCGGCGTTCAGCCGCGCCTCAGCCTTCGCGTATTCCTCGGTCACCTTCGTTGCCGCCTTGTCGGCCGCTACCTTGGCCGTTGTGGCTTCCTGTGCTGCGTTGACTTGCACTTTATTGCGCACGATTTCGCCCGTGAGTGCGCCCAAGGCCGTCTGCAGCTCAGCGTCACGCGCTGTCAGTTCCTCGACTATCTTCCGCTGCCTGTCGTAGGCTGCATTTGCTTCGTTCAGTTGCGTCAGGTCGCGCGTGGCCGCGATGCCGACAATTTTGGCAGGTAGTTTGGCGATGCGGTCACGCTCAGCGCGTAACGCTTCGAGTAGCCGCAGTTGCTCGTTCAGTTGCGGGGCAAGCTGACTGATGGCCTGCTCAAAGCCTTTGGCCTTGGCACTTGCGACAACCGATGCCGTGTATCCATTCACCGCATCGGTCAGGCCGATGACAAGGCCGTTCTCGATGCGAAGGTTGCCGAAGTAGTCCTTGTTGATGCTGGCAAGTTCCTTGAGTGCCGCATTGCGCCGGTCGTAGGCTGCTGTCTGGTCGCCGGCAATTTTGACTAACGCATTGACCGTGGCAAGTTGCCCCTGAACGCTGCCCTCGGCCGCTTCGCTGATTTGTAACGAAGTCTGTGCCTTTTTGTTAAACTCGTCGTAACTCTTGGCCGCATCACTGACGGCCTTGTCAAGTTCGGTGAAGTTGCCAAAGATGGCGTTGATGGCATTGCCAAGACTGCCGTATTTAAGCGTCAGGACGGTCGCTGCCGAACTGACCAATGAGAAGGCAAGGAGCACACCTGCCGGGCCTGCTAATGACGTTCCAAGGGCCTTGAGCGTTGCTCCAAGGCCACCTGACTGACGGCTCAGTGATTGGAACGACTGAACAAGTGGCTCGATGTTGTTAGAAATCGCAATGAAGCCGAAGGGGGCATCGGATGCCACACGGCCCAAGTTGACCAAGGCCTGCTGCGCCTGGCCGGATGCAGCGACTGACTTCTTGACGGAATTGTCGAACTTCTTGACTGCGTCTTCAGCTTTTGACAAGCCGGTCTGCAACCCGCTGACGTCTGCGCCTATTCCTATCTGCAGTTGCTCAGCCATTTCGTTCCGCTTCTTGCTTTTTCCTTAAGTCGTCGAACAACCCCTTGAGGTAGTCTTCAGACAGTTGGCCGGGCTCATCACCCGGAAGTTGCCAAAGGTCTTCCGGGCTTTTGGGTGCCTTCTTTGGGTCGGCGTGCAGCCTCGCCATCATGTACATGACCATGCGCGTGTTGCGGTAGTCATGTATCTGTCGGTCAGCGTATCCCTGCATCACTAGCACCACTTCGCGCATCGTGAGCGCGTCGTAGTCCTGCCGTCCTATCTCGCCCGACACATGCCGCCGTAGGTCATCCCATCCGGTTTCATGCGTCAGGTCGAACTTTTTTTTTACCCTTCACGTCATCACCCTGCGGCTCACCTGCGATCAGTTTTGAACCGTACAGGCACTGCACGATGGGTGTGAACCGCTCCGGCTCATTGACATGCTCATCGACATAGTTGACCACGTCTTCAAAGGTGAAGTCGGGGTCTTCGCGTTTGATGTAGCAGTTGTTGAACAGCCCCCAATAGACTATGACCGGCACCATCGCAAGGTCGACGGACCCGCCAAGGACACTGCCGAGCCTTTGGCTTTCCATCGAAATTTGCTGTAGTGCGAGCATGCCAAACTTTATGCCCCTGACCCTGCCGAGGACGTCGGCTTGGATGTATCCGTTCATTGGTGTGTGTGTTGGCCCGTATTACGGGGTGATGTCGAGTGTGCCGGTCGACTGCAGCGTTCCGCTGAACGAGACATACGCGCCACCGGCTGCGTCCTGGTTCAGGGTCAGGCTGGTGAAGTAGGCCTCACACTCGTGATAGTAAAAAGTGCCGACCGACGAACCCGACACGACAGGATTCTGGAACCTGACCTTCACCTTGGTCTTGTTGACGATCGCGCTGAGGCAGTCGTCGTAGGATGCCTGCGATGCCGTCTGCGTGGTCTCGCACACCGCGTCGAAGTCGAAGGTGAAGCCAGGCTCGCCCACCGATGTGAGCTTGCCGCAGTTCGTCTCGTCTTCGTTCACGGTCAACGTGGTGTTGACGCTCGACGTGCGAAGGCAGATGAGGGTCTTGTACGACGATGTCGGGGCGAAATCGACCTCGATGTTCTGCGTGTTGCCAGTGATATTTGCCATTTACTTTTCTATTATACTTTGGGTGAACCTGATAATTTTTCGCACGATGTGGGCCGATCCGTCCTGCTCT